TCTGTCTAACGGTAGATACACTCTTGAGATGGTTAGGATTGACGATAAAGTCAAACAAATCATCACAGATATCAAGCTTGAAGAAGCTAGAATCGCTCACTTAAAGAACACTATTGAAGGTTCTGCTCCTGAAGTTTCAGTAGCTACTTAGTAAAAAGCTACATCGTTGGAAAAATTCCACTCCGCACTGTAGGACTTCTTGCACTCTACTCAAAACTAGTATATAAAAAACCCACTATACAATTTAATTAGAATACTGACGCGTATAGTCGACGGCCTAGAGACAGTATTCGGAAACTAGGAGGATATAATTATGGCACAAACACTATTTAGAGGACCAGTACTGCAAGGTAAATTTAACGAAGCAGGTTTAACTGGATTCAATCTAGAAAACAAGCAATCTAACTACACAGTTACAAATGCAGATTCTGGTAAAACTTTTACATCATCTACAGATGGTGTGGTATTTACATTACCTGCAATTTCTATCGGAAGAGTATTTACTTTTGTAAATACAGGACAAGATGGAGCTAATACTTTAACTATTAGCCCAAATGCTAATGATGGTATTTTGTATGCTGGATCTTTAACAGACGATAAAGATCTTATTAATACAAAAGCTACATCAAAAGTAGGTGACTTTGTAGTATGTGCATCTTTAAATTCAACAGCTCATTGGACAGTTGTTAATGTACAAGGTGTATTTGCTAAAGAAGCATAGTAAATAATTAGTGTGGACCTTCGGGTCCACATAAAATTAATTTTAAGGAGAAACAATTATGGCATCATCAGACCAACAGTTTTCATGCAGAACTTCCGACGGAAGATTTGGCAGAGCAACAGACGCATCTAGTAATTTTATTGGGCCAGCTAGAATAACTTATATTCAAGCTGAAGGAGTGGCTAACAGTAATATTAAAATCTATGACGGAACAGATGCAACTGGAACTTTAGTTTACGAAGCTAATTGTGGAACAGAAGGTATAGATGTTTATGTTCCAGGAAATGGAATTCGTTGTACAACTGGAGTATATTTAGATTTAACTAACACGACATCGGTTACTATCGGTTACACTGGCTAGGAGGTTAAATGGCTAACACTACCTCTGGAACTACAATTTTTGAAAAAGGTTTTTCTATTGCAGATATAGTAGAAGAATCTTATGAAAGAATTGGAATTTCTGGCGTTTCAGGTTATCAATTAAAAACAGCTAGACGTTCTTTAAACATAATGTTTCAAGAATGGGCTAATAGAGGTTTGCATTATTGGGAAGTTGCAAACAATAATATTACATTAGTTAATGGTCAATCGGTTTATACAATGTATAGATCAACAGCTGATGGCACATCAGATGCTACTGCTGTTTATGGTGTTGATGATATTTTAGAAGCTAGTTACAGAAATTCAGATAATATAGATACACCACTTACAAAAATTAATAGATCAACTTACCAAGCTTTATCTAACAAAACATCTACAGGGAATCCAACACAATATTTTGTACAGAGATTTATTGATAAAATTACAGTTACTTTATATTTAACTCCAGGATCCGATGAAGCCGGAAACTTTTTTAATTACTACTATGTAAAAAGAATTCAAGATGCCGGAGACTATAGTAATGATGCGGATGTACCTTATAGATTTGTACCTTGTATGACTGCAGGACTTGCTTATTATTTAGCAGTAAAATATGCACCAGAAAAAATTCAAATGTTGAAGATGTTATATGAAGATGAATTAAATAGAGCTTTACAAGAAGATGGTTCTTCTTCAAGTTCTTTCATAACACCTAAAACTTATTATCCGAGTATATAATGGCAAAATTATCTAAAGGAAAATATGCACAGGCAATATCTGATAGATCAGGTATGGCATTTCCTTACAATGAAATGGTAACAGAATGGAATGGTAGTTTTGTACACAATTCAGAATTTGAACCTAAGCAGCCACAAATCCAACCAACAAGATATACAGGTGATCCACAAGGTTTATCTAATGCAAGACCAGATAGAACTGAACCTGCTACAGAAAATTTATTACCAGGTAATCCATTAAGTTTTATTTCAGGATCAAGCACTGTAACAGTTACAGAACCAGCGCATGGAAGATCAACTAATGATATTGTAGTTTTTAGAAATGTAGATGGAAGTCCCGGAGGCCTGGTGTATTCTTTATTTGAAAATGGCTCAGGATTTAGTATAACAGTTATTAATACAAATAGTTATAGTTTTGATTGTGGAAGTAATGCAACTGTAACAGAAAATTCAGGAGGAATGTTTGTAACTGCAGGACCAGTTACTCTAACACCATAATGGCTTATACTTTAGCAAACCTACAAGATGATATTAGAAACTATACAGAGGTAGATAGTTCTGTGTTAAGTGATTCTATTTTAGATACAATCATTAAAAATGCAGAAAATAGAATTTATAGAGAAGCGGATTCTGATGATAATAGATTTTATGCAACCTCTAACTTAGCAGCTGGAAGTAGATATGTAACCATACCATCTGATTTAAGATTTATTCGATATGTTCAATTAACAGATTCTTCTGGTAATCAAGTTTTTTTAGAAAAAAGAGATACAAGTTTTATGGCTGAGTATTATAATACTCCAAACACTGCTTCTGGAATTCCAAAGTATTATGCTAACTGGGATGCTAATTATTGGGTAGTAGCACCTACGCCAAATAGCACAAATTTAATCACTTTAGCGTATACAAAACAACCAGATAGTATTACAAAAACAACAGGAGCTTCTCCACCAAGTACTAATGGTACTTATACATCAAATAAATATCAAGATTTACTTTTGTATGGATGTCTGGTAGAAGCATATGGATACTTGAAAGGTCCTGTAGATATGTTACAATACTACACTCAAGCATATGAAAAAGCTTTACAATCGTATGCGATCGAACAACAAGGTCGTAGACGCCGAGACGAATGGGAAGATGGTGCTATTCGAACTCCTCTAAAATCACCATCACCCTAAAATAATTAAGGAGACAAATAAATGGCAAATATAGTACCTGACTCTTTTAAAACAGACCTACTTGGTGGCGTGTTTGATTTTGATTCTGGTGGATCAAGTTTCAAATTAGCACTTTACACATCATTAGCTGGTTTCAGTACTTCTACAACTGCTTATACAACTACTAATGAAGTTTCTTCATCTGGTACAAACTATACAGCAGGTGGAAACGCTTTAACTAACAATGGTGTAGCAGTAGCAAGTAACGTTGGCTATGTTGACTTTGCAGACTTAACTTTTAGTTCTGTAACTTTAACAGCAGTAGGCGCTCTGATTTATAAAGATAGTTCTAATGAAGCTGTATTAGTTTTAGATTTCGGCGGATCAAAAACTGCAACTAACGGAGATTTCGTTATTCAGTTCCCAACTGCTAATTCTACTGATGCAATTATTAGACTTGGCGACGCGTAATAAAATTTGGAGTAGTGAATGGCTTTAGTAATTAACGATAGAGTTAAGGAGACAAGTACAACTACAGGGACAGGAACGTTTTCACTGGCCGGTGCTGAAACTGGTTTTGAAACTTTTGTAGCTGGAGTTGGCGATGGTAATACAACTTACTATGCAATTTCTCATGACGGAACAAACGAATGGGAAGTAGGAGTAGGAACGGTTACCGATGCAGGAACTGACACTTTATCAAGAGACACAATTATATCTTCATCGAATTCCGATGCAGCAGTGAACTTTACTGCAGGTGGAAAAACTGTCTTCTGTACATTGCCAGCTAAGAAAACTATTTCGCCAGTCATGGACGCAACAACTTTTGTCGTAACACATAATTCAACTTTATCTGAAGATCAAACTTTAGATTCTGGAGTACTAGCAGGACCCGTAACTATAACAGGTACACAAACGATAACAGGAACATTGGTAATATTATAATGAGTCAAGTAGAAGTAGATAAAATAATTCCACAATCAGGTACAACATTAACTGTTGGAGATTCTGGTGACACGATTACAATACCAAGTGGTGCTACACTAAGTGTTAGTGATACTATAAATGGTGTAGTAATTAAATATAACATTACTAATTTTACTCAAAGTTTACTTATTAGTGAAGACGGAAATACAGGAACTTTAGATAGTGCAAATAGAAATACAGGAATTGGATATTTAGTATTTAACTCTTTAACAAGTGGTGATGAAAATACAGCTGTTGGTTGGAAAGCTCTACAAGGTCTTACAACAGGTTCTTCTAATACAGTTATGGGTAGAGCATCTATGGCTACTAACTCAACAGGTTCTTGTAACACATCTATAGGTAAAGAAGCGTTATTTGCTAACACAACAGCAGATAATAATACAGCTGTTGGAGATAAAGCTTTAACTGCTAATACGACAGGTGCTACTAACACAGCAGTTGGTGCCTGCTCTTTATATTCTAACACAACAGCATCAAGTAATACAGCTGTTGGTTTCTGTTCTTTATTATCTAATACAACAGGTTATTTAAATACAGCAATAGGTCATAGTTCTCTTAAAACAAATACAACAGGTGCTTCAAATGTAGCATCAGGTTATCAGGCTTTAGGTTTTAATACGACAGGTGGTTCTAATGTCGCTCTGGGTTATCAAGCACTATGTGCTAATACGACAGGAACATTAAACACAGCACTTGGTTCTTGTGCATTAAAATCTAACACTACAGCTAGTAATAGCACAGCAGTTGGTCGTACTGCATTATTTAATAATACAACAGGTGCTTGTAATACTGCTGTTGGACATGCTAGTTTAAATTCTAATACTACAGGTTCATGTAATACTGCTTTAGGACAATTAGCACTATTATCACACACAACAGGAACAAGAAACACTGCTGTTGGAAATGGCGCTCTTTGTGATATTACAATTACACAAGATAATACTGCTATAGGTTATCATGCAGCTAGAGATGCAACATCAAATTATGTAACAGCAGTTGGTTCTGAAGCGGCTATGAAAGCATCTAACAATATTACAGCAGTTGGATATAGAGCCGCATATTTAACTACAGGTTCAGCTAATACTGCCGTTGGGTATCAAGCACTATGTGGAAATACAACAGGTAATAATAATACAGCAGTTGGTTGTGTGGCTTTAAAAAATAACACAGGTTCAAGTAATACAGCACTAGGATTTTGTGCTTTGTTTTCAAATACAACAGGAGGGTCTAACGTTGGACTTGGATATGGTGCTTTAAATCAAAACTCTACAGCTAGTAACAACGTTGCAGTTGGAAGAAATGCTGCATACACTAACTCAACAGGTACTGACAATACTTCAATTGGTCATTGTGCTATGTTTGCTAATACGACAGGAATTGAAAACACTGCTGTTGGTGCTTGTGCATTAATATCAAATACTACAAACGGCTGTAATACTGCTGTAGGTTTTTGTTCAATGCAAGCTAATACCACAGGCTGTGATAATACTGCGATTGGTAGAACTTCTATGAGAGAAAACACTACAGGTATTTGTAATACTGGTTTAGGTAGATTTACTTTAGGTTCTAATACTACAGCTAGTGGCAACACAGCAGTTGGAAGGTCAGCTTTACATAGTACAAATGGTGATAGTAATACTGCTATTGGTCGTAATGCTGGTTGTTTAATTTCAACTGGTACTAAAAATACTATACTTGGTCAATATACTGGTAATTCAAATTCATTAGATATTAGAACAGATAGTAACAACATTGTTTTATCTGATGGTGATGGTAACCCTAGATTTGTAATAAATTCAAGTGGAAGGCAAGGATTTCAAGGTGGAACTAAAAGTGGTCATGGTAATTTTATAGGTGAAGTTGGTGCTTCTTTTAGAGCAATAGCTTTTGAACATACGACTGCTGGAGGTATTATTGGAACTATTACAACTACTTCAAGTTCTACTGCATATAACACATCTTCTGACTATAGATTAAAAGAAAACGTTATAGATATGACTAATGCTACTGATAGACTAAAACAATTACAACCAAAAAGATTTAATTTTATTGCTGACGCAGATACAACAGTAGATGGTTTTTTAGCACATGAAGTATCAAGTGTAGTACCAGAGGCAATTACTGGAACTAAAGATGCAGTAGATGAAAATGGTAATCCAGAATATCAAGGCATTGACCAAAGTAAATTAGTCCCATTATTAGTAGCAACAATAAAAGAACTTGAAGCAAGAATAGAGGTATTAGAAAATGAGTAGTATTATTAAAGTAGACAACATTCAAGACCAAGCAGGTAATAACATCATCAATGAATCTGGTGGCACGATTACTATTGGGGTTGCAGGAAACACTGTTTCTTTTGCATCGAATGTAAGTTTCAGTTCTTTAACGATTGCAGGAAACCTGTCGGTTGATTCAGGTACAATTAAACTAGATGGTAATTATCCTGTAGGAACAAATAACGTTGCTTTAGGAAATAATGCTTTAGATGATGGTAGTTTAACAGGTGGAAATAATACTGCTATAGGAACAGATGCTTTAACTGTTAACACAACAGGTGGTAATAACACAGCATTAGGTAATATATCACTTTGTTCTAATACAACAGGTGCAAATAATACATCAGTAGGTTATAGGTCACTTTCTGCTAATACAGAGGGTAATCTAAACACAGTAGTAGGTGCAACATCTTTATGTGCTAATACTACAGGTGATTGTAATACAGCAATAGGTCAATCAGCTTTAAGAGAAAACACAACCGCTTCCAACAACACCGCAGTAGGTTATAGTTCACTTTGTGCTAATACGACAGGTGGTTTAAATACAGCTATAGGTGAATCTGCTTTATGTTCAAATACTACAGCTTCTTATAATACAGCTATTGGTAGAGAAGCGGCTAAAGCTACCACTACAGGATGGGGAAATGTTGCCATAGGACATCAAACATTAATTGCAAATACAACTGGTCAAAAAAATACGGCAGTGGGTATAAATGCTTTAGCGGCTAACACTACAGCACATGAGAATACAGCAGTAGGAAGAAATGCTTTAGATACAAATACAACTGGTTCAAATAATACAGCATTAGGTTCGTATGCTTTAGACGCTAATACTACAGGTGGCTGTAATACAGCAGTAGGAGAATGTTCTTTAAATGCTAATACGACAGGTTACGACAATACTGCAATAGGTAGAACTTCTTTAACAGGTAATACAACAGGTTTTAATAATACAGGATTGGGTAGATTCGCTTTAGGTAGTAATACAACAGGTGCTGGTAATACAGCAGTTGGAAGAAGTTCAATGGCTAGTAATAATGCAGATAATAACACAGCTGTAGGTTATAATTCACTTTGTGCTAATACGACAGGAGAATATAATACTGCAGTTGGTGTTTGTGCTTTACAATCCAACACTACATCTAATGGTAATACAGCAGTAGGTTGGGAATCTATGTGTGTTACTACAGGCGGTAGTAATACTGCATTTGGTAGATCCACTTTAAAAGACAATACCACAGGTACCAAAAACGTAGCAATTGGTTATAATGCTTTAACAAATAGTACAACAACTGGACAAAGCACAGCAGTTGGATATGCAGCACTACAAGCACAAACAACAGGTGAAGCTAATACTGCTGTTGGAGATGATGCTTTACTTGATCTTACTACAGGTTCTCAAAACCAAGCATTTGGTATTAATGCTGGAAGACAAGTTACAACAGGTGGGTGTAATCTTTTATTAGGAAATAATGCTGGTCGTTCATCATCTCCATCAGGAACAGTTACAACACAGAGTGGACAAGTTTGTCTTGGAGATAATAATGTTACAGATTTATTTTGTGCAGATACTACTATTTCTTCTTCTGACCAAAGAGATAAAGCTGATATAACTGATTTTACTCATGGTTTAGATTTTGTATCAAAATTAAATCCTAAAACTTATAAATGGGATAAACGAAGTTGGTATGTAACAGATGACAATCAAAGCATATTAGATGTTACACCAGATGGAACTCATAAAAAAGATAGAGTTAATATTGGTTTTATGGCACAAGATGTCTTGTCTTTAGAAAATGAGATAGGTTATGGAAATAATAAAAATGATATGTTATTTGTTAGTATTAATGCTGATGAAACAGCTTATGGTCTAAAATATGAAAGATTAGTTCCAGTATTAGTCAATGCAATCAAAGAATTATCAGAAGAAAATAAAGACTTGAAATCTAGAATAGAAGCGTTAGAAAGTAAATAATTTAATCGAAAGGAATATAATGCTTAATACATACGTCGTAGAAGGTGGTGTTGGTAAATGTACCGCATTCACTGCTTTACTACCTAAACTAAAACAAAAATCGGATATACAAATCTATACTCCGTACATCGATTGCTTTGCCGGCAACCCTGATGTTAAACTTGCTTTAGAGCAAACGCTACCTATACAAGATCCAAGAATAATGGCATCGGATAATATTTATTATTGTGAGCCGTACAAATCTAATTTTCAATTTGGTAAACAACATATTATTGAAAGTTATTGTGAGCATCACGGTGTTGAATACGATAAATCCATGAGACCAAAACTCTATACGGATCAACACAAAGAAAGTGTTGAGAAGTGGTTGAAAGAATATAAATTCTATAAAGGTGATGGAACACTTGAACAAAGAGAAATTAAAAAATATATCTTAGTTCAATTTTCTGGTGGTCAACCAAGAGCTGGTTTTAATGCTAATAATCAATATCAAAACATTAATCCAAATAGAAACTATCAACCATTCTTAGCGCAACAAGTAATAAACATGTTGCAAGAAGAATATAAAAACACAGTAATAATTGATTGTACACTACCCAATGAACCAGGGTATCAAAACACAATTAAATGTGATCTACACTGGGCCCAGATCCATGAACTGTTAAAGGGTGCAGAAGGGTTCGTTAGTATTGATAGTTGTCTACAACATTTTTCAGCATCAACTGGAACACCAGGAGTTGTGATTTGGGGATCAACTAGATGGACCCAATTCGGATATTCTCACAATAAAAACTTACATTTTCACATGGGAAATAAGTGGGATGAATCAAAATTTATTGATAGCGATCCAAGAAACAATATGGTAGAACCTAAGATAGTTATTGATAAATTCAAGAAACTTGATAAAACTATACCTGTTGCCTGCGCAACAGACTAATTAAGGAGGATAACTTATGTCAGACGAAGCAAGAACAGCAGAACAATTAGCTCAAGACTATACAGCAATGGGTCACTCTGTAGATTTAATCAATGGTATCATTGATGGATCACAAATGGCAGATGAGTCAGCTGAAGATAGACAAAGCGCTGTTGACAGAAATGTTGAACACTTAGAACTTATGGTTGCTAAAAGCGACTGGGGAAGTGAAGACATGACTGCAGCAAATTCTGCGATCACGGCTGGTAAAGCATACACAGCTAGTTAAGGAGTAAAATGATAACTGTAAACGATAAGAACTACGATGAAACTAAACTTTCAGACGAGGGTAAAGTTGCTTTACAAAATATCCAAGTACTAAATCAAGACCAGAATCAGTTGAAAATAAAATTTCAACATAATGAGGTTTTGTTAAAACACTACATGGATATTTTAACTAAAAACTTACCAGAAGAAGAAAAAGCTGAGGAGAAAACTGAAGCTAAATGAGTGAAGTCAAAGTAAATAAAATCAGTCCAAGATCTGGCACCACTGTTACATTAGGTGATAGTGGTGATACCATTTCTGTACCTTCAGGTGTATCATTATCTTCAGGAGCGAATTTAACTTTAACCGGTGCACTATCGGTTGACGGTGCAAGTGCTACAATCAAACTAGATGGTAACTATCCTACAGGAACAGATAATGTTGCTTTAGGAAATGAAGCGTTAGATAGTGGATCTTTATCTGGAGGTAACAATACTGCAATAGGTTCCGCATCCCTATCGGCTAATACAACAGGAAGTGCTAATACATCACTTGGTGCTGGAAGTTTAAATGATAACACAACAGGTTTTCAACATACTGCACTTGGAAGAAATGCGTTATCATTAAACACAACAGGAAATAATAGTGTTGCTGTTGGGTATGAATCATTATGTGCTAATACCACAGCATCTAACAACACAGCAATAGGTTATAGGTCACTTTTTACTAATACAACAGGAACACCTAACACAGCTATTGGCACACAATCACTTAACTGTAATACAACAGGTAATAGTAATACAGCTGTGGGTTATGTATCTTTATTTTATAATACAACAGGCTCAGATAACACTGCTTTTGGCAGAGATACTTTATTAAAAAATACTACAGGTGCTTGTAACACAGCAGTAGGTAGATTAGCATTAGCTTGCAACACCATCGCTAACAACAACACTGCAGTTGGGTTTTGTTCACTTTTTTCTACTACAGATGGTATACAAAATACATCAATAGGTTTCCGTTCACTTCGTTCTAATACAACAGGTCTTAATAACGTTGCTGTAGGTGCTTATGCACTTGATGCTCATGTATCAGGTTCTTGTAATGTTGCTGTTGGTACTTCTTCTTTAGAACTCAACACAGCTTCAGATAATACTGCTATTGGTGGCAGATCCATGACATTTAATACCACAGGTGCTAATAACGTAGCTGTAGGACGATCAGCATTACTTTGCAACACAACAGGTGCTTCTAATGTAGCAATAGGTTATGAGGCTTTATGCAGAAATACAACGCAAGATTCCAATATAGCTATTGGAACTCAAGCATTAAGAGGTAGTGCAACTATAACAGGAAATAGTAATGTTAGTATTGGTCATCAATCATCTTATGATATTACTTCTGGTTGTACTAATATTGCTGTGGGTTATAGAGCATTTTTTAATGGAACAAGTGGTAATAATAATGTTGCATTAGGTGCAAATTCATTGCTTGATGCCACAACAGGTGGTTCAAATACAGCAGTAGGTGCTAATGCTTTAGAAAACGTTACAACTTCATCTCAAAATACAGCTTTAGGTCAAACTGCTGGTTCAACAGTAACCACAGGTTCAAACTTAACTCTATTAGGTTATAATGCAGAACCTTCATCTGCAACAGCTACCAATGAGATTACACTTGGAGATGCTAATGTAGATACAATAAGATATGGTAATGGAAACTTGCTTCCAGACGATTACGAAGAAGGAACTTGGTTGCCATCTTTTCAAGGTTCAACTGGTTCTCCTAGTGGAGTTAATTTTAGTATTAGAGCAGGTTTTTATAGAAAAATAGGAACAACAGTTTTTATATCTCTAGATCTTAGTATATCAAGTTGGTCATCTGGGCCAAGCGGAACTTTAAGAATAGGAACATTACCTTTTAGCACTACTTCTGCAAGTAATTACCAAGCAGTTGTTTTTGTTGGTTTTGCTGCTAATTTTGGAACAAATGACACACCTATTTCTGGACAAATACCTGCAAGTGCAAACCAAATAAGATTATATAAAAAAAATGATAGTGACTCAAGGTCACCAATAACAACTAATTCAGATGCTTCTGATGTTTCTGGAGATGAACGTATTATAATATCTGGATTTTATGAAACAGATTAACAACAAAGGAGAAAACTATGGCAATAACTAAAGAGACACAGATTGGTAAAATCGAAGTGGTCGGAAAATACAAATCAGTTCAAGTAAGAACAGA